CTACAATAGAGTTTGGATTAAGTAAGCAATAAATAGTTGCGTCATAACTTAGTGTTAATGTCTTGCCAAATCCCCTTCCAGCAAGAAAAATCTGAATATTGTAATCATCTTCGTCTTTTATTAACTGTTTATCTCTTGCTATTGCGTACCACTTAGTTAATAGAAGTGTCGCTTTCTGTGTCGGTAAATCTAGTTCGTTGTATTGCTTTTGCCAACTCTCTAAATTTATCATTTTGCTCTGTGCCATCTTGTATCTCCACTATTTGCCTTTCTTGCCAACGGGCTTGACACTTTAACCAGAAGATTCCAGCAGAAACGGCTTCTCTCCCTGTGCCTGTTGCAATCTTAAATAAATTTTCTGCTACTTTAGCATTAGCAGTAGCTTTGCCATTTAACAATTCTTCTTGATAATACTTGTAAAGTGATGGCTTTGATATATTTAATATGGAGCATATCTGTTCGTGTGGCAATCCAAGCCCAGATAACTGTGTTACCATTCTTGCATTTTCTTCTGTTTTATTGACTATTTTAGGCATATATATCTTTTATAAAGTAAAAATAAAACTTAGTCAAACTTATTAAGACTTTTCTTACAATGTGGACAAGTATTCATAATCGTATCTTCGTCTAGTTTAAAGTCTAAATCTAAATCAAATGTATCTTTAAACATAGTCTTTTCCCTTTAAGCTTTTGCTTCCCTTTCTTTTCTTGCCCTTGCGTGTTCTTGAATAATAATATTTTTTTCTATTTCTTTTTGTCTTTCCAATTCTTTTTGTTCTTCTTTTAATGGTTTATCTGTTTTGTAAAAGATTCTTTCATAGTTTATCTCTGCACAATCGCTTATTGTAACAATAGCTTTTTCTATGCTACAAATAAAAAATTCTCTTTGTTTGTTTGGTCTTAATCCACTTAATTTTTTATGTACTATCTTTTCTATTTCTTCATATTCCTCTACTAAAGCATAATACTCAACAAGAAATGGCTCTGGCACACCTGTTGAATACAAATTATCTTTTCTTTGTGTTGGATCGCTTTTAGATATACCTACCTTTATCCTTTTATCAGCAAAAGATTTGTTACTCATTATGTATATAAAGCCATTCATACTTAAAACAAACCACTTTGCTTTAAATCATTTATTTCTGGCTTAAAAAGTATATCTACTAATCTATAACTGCCTTTATAGTTTGATTGTATCTTCTTACCTGTTGGCTTTAATTGACTTAACTGATCTGTACTAATTACCATATGTTTATCTTTGTAGTGTAATATTAACCCACCTTTCTTAATTGCTTTAGTCAGCTCGTAATCTCTAATACTACAATACTTACCTTGCCATAACTTAGTTACTGTTTTCTTAATCATAATGCTCCTTAGTCGTGTTTAGCCCAAATATTACTATTGATCTGATGAAATGACCTTGTTTTGCCGTTCCATTTGAACTCTGCTTCACCAATATTTCCATAGAGTTGTGCTTCCCTAACCTTTCTAACTTGAAATAATGTTTTCTCTGGCTCAAATATTCTTTGAATAACTACAATAACATCAGCTTTATTTGAGAAATGTGCTGTGCCACTTATACTATATCCATCAACTCTGTATGTTCCGTCTGCTTCTCTTGGAAGTTTTGTTGGGTGAGCTACCAACCAAGTAACACATTCTGTTTCCCTATTAAATCTTTTTATATCTGACAAGAGATTACTGATATGTTCATCTTCTCTAAGATTGTTTTTTCTTGCACTATTTATCTCATTATAAGGATCAATGATTAAACCATCTATGTTATATAAATCTTTCGCTTGTCTAGCCACATTTAATATCCATTTTATATCTGGTGATTCATTCTCCATCTCAATAAAATAAAAATGCTCATTAATAAATTTTAAACTTTGACCAAGTTCTTCTTTAGTAATTCTGTCTGACACACCATAATCAAAAGGTTTTTGCATAAACTTTTCACATAATCTTTTTACAGAATTTGCAAGTGAATGTTCTGGACTAAAAACACAAAATTTCCAACCGTGAATTTTCGCCATTTGGACTAAAATATCCGCAAGAAATGACGACTTACCGTGATTTGGTACGCCTGTCCAAATATGTAATGTGCCTCTAGCTACCTTATACAATTCGTCTAATGCTTCAAAACCGACATCAAATGGTTGTGATGTGTTTCCAGAATATAAATCAACAATTTGTGATCTAATATCTTGGACTGTATATAACCCTTCTATTTTTTTGCTCATTGTCTACTCCAATTTAATTATCCAGCTAACCAATTTTTATTTTTAACCTTGACTTCTATCTGATCTTCCCACCTACCTTGTGATAAAAAAGTGCTTGGGTGTACTATAAATTCAGTTTCAGTATTCTTAACACTTTCTGCATATCTAGTCATACCTTCTATGAGTTCTTGTTCTGTTACTTCTTTAGATTTTACCAACCTTTCATAAATACTTTTAGCTTTTTTCTTTCCAATCTTTCTAGGGGTGATTGCCCACCAATTTTCAAAATTTGATATTATTTGTTTATCTTGTGTATTGTGTGCCAATCTGTCATTAGTTAAGTGCCAATCTGGCGTGTACCTAATATTTAATTTATAAAGATTAAAACCATATGCTCCATTTTTTTCTTTACGGATAGATATAAACTTTTGCTTTTCAAGTTCTTGTATATGTCTGACTATTGATCTCTTTGAGCATTGACATATCTTTGCCAAATGGTCTTGGCTTGGATATGCCTCTCCTTTTTCATTTGCATAATTAGCAATCATCATTAAGATTAATTTTGATACAGGGCTTTTAGTATTTATTTTAGAAGCCCAAGCCATAGCGCTAAAGCTCATTATTGATACCGTAAAAATCGTTTGGCTGAACTCTGCCCTTAGTAAATTCATACACAATCAACATCTGTGGCTTTTTTGGTATCACACCACAAAATTTCCATTTAGTTACTGTAGCTTCATTAAGTCCTGTTTCTTTACAAAACTTGGAAATACTTAATTTTTGTTCTTTTAAAAAATCCTTTAAAATCATAAACTTCTCCTATTTTATATGTTTTAGTAAAAGAATAATAACATTATATATAAAAAAAGTCCAAATAATACTTGCATATATAAAAAATGTATATAATATGGTTATTACTAAAAACTTAAATAGGAGATAAAAAATGTTCGGATCAGCACCAGATATGAGATGGTTAACACAAGGCGAGGACACTTCTGACTGGGATAGAAGAATAGAAGAAGGAACAGAAGAATGTCATACAAGAGGAGAAACAGGTTATTATCCAAAAATTGAAAATGATGATTATGACGAGTTTGAAGATTATTGGGATTAACTTTAACAGGGAGCTAGAAATAGCTCCCAATTATTATAGGGCATACAATGAGCAAAGAAATAGAAGCATTAATAAATCCATCTGATAGTGTAGATTTACAAATCATAAAACTAGTTGAGGAAAAAGAAAACTTGCAAGAACAATTAAGTTTTTGGAAGCCAATACTTATGTATAGTGATCCACTTTATAATTATATACTTAACATATCATATTATGCTGTGTTCAATAAGTATGAGCTGCAAAAAGATATTGGCATAAAGCATTTTATTGATTTTCTTATTTGCGACTTTATGAGATCAGATCAATTTAAAAAATTAGATGACCTAGAAAAAGAATGTATATTTACTTTTTTAAAAGGTAGATTGCAATAAAAAACTTAAACAATGGAGAACAAAATGAATAATGCAGTAAATAAAGAAACACCAGCAGATATAGTAGAAAGGCTTTCACACACAGAAGTTCATATTAGACTTTTAAGAGCTATGAAGAATTTTCCTGTTATTAATGGAACAGGAAAAGGCGCATATAAAGACGACAAAGGTAATTGGATTGTGATTGCTTCAAAAGCAGATATTAAAAGATGTACTGTAAAACCTTTGGCAGATGAAGGCTTAATTGGATATTTTAGTAAAGATGTTAGCAAGTGTAATGACAACAGTATTGTTTTTAAATATCAATTATTACACGCTGATTCTGGTCAAGCGAAAGAATGGTATATAAAAATGCCAACTTCAAAAGGTACATTTTGGGATTATGGCTCTGCACAGACATATGCTTATAGATACTTATTGGGAGATATATTTAATCTTACAATATTAGATGATGTTGAAACTATTGACCAAGACGCAGTATCAGCTCAATTAAATTTAATGTATAAAAACTTTACTACAGATATGTCTAATGTAAAAACTGAAAACGATCTAAAACAATGTAAAGAAAAAACACATAAGCAATTTTTAAAATATATTAAAGATTATAAGCAGACAGAGTATATTAAAAAAGCAAGTGAAATTGTACATTTAACAGAAGCTAGAATAGCGGGAGAATAAAATGGATATATCCAGCAGTATAATAAGAGATGAAGTTAAAGAGTTAGAATATGATATGTCGGTTAATGACTTAATAAGAGCTATTAGTTCTGATCGTCTTTTAATTGATATTAACAATGTTCTTGAAGAAATAGCAATAGAAAATATTGATGATAGAACTCAAGAGCTAGAAGAAATAGAGAAAAGAGGAAAAATATAATGNNTCAAGAAGCAGAAGAAAATTTTGCTTATGAATTAGAAATGCAACAGCAAGAAGAAGAACAGGAAGATAAATTTTTGAAAAGAATAAAAGATAACAACATAGGTATGCTTTGCTTATCTGTTGACGCTAATAAAAACTTAAATTGGCTAATACAATATTATTTAGAGCAAGAGCAACTTTACCCAGAAAACCACAAAGAATGTATAAACAGAACAAACCAAAAACTTAATAAGGAGAAAACTAATGTCTGACACAA